AACATCTGGATCAGATGATAATGTTAGATGGGAAATAAGTAACGCTAACACAGGATCAGGAACCTTTAATCTATCAATTAGAAGAGGAAATGATACTACTGCTAATCCTATAGTACTTGAATCATTTAATAATATTAATTTAGATCCAAATTCAACACGTTATATTTCTAGAGTAATAGGAGATCAAGTATTATCATATACATCAACAGATAATCAAATTGATATAACATCTGGAACTTACCAAAACGCTTCAAGATATGTTAGAATTAAATCAGTTTCTAATGCTACACCAAACTATTTTGATAATGCTGGAATTGCAAAAACTGCTTTTACAGGTTCAATACCTGTAAATGGATCAGGTTCATTTGGTAGTGCAACTGGAGATGTAAAAGCAGGTGCTAATTTCTATGATACTATTGCAGCCCAAACACAAGGCTTAGTAGAAGGTAACTATACTAACATGGTAAATCTTCTCTCAAATTCTGATGATTACCAATTCAACGTTTTACTAACACCAGGTTTAACTAATGAAGACCACACAACAACTGTTAGTTCTATTATTACAAATACTCAACAAAGGGGAGATAGTATCTATGTAATGGATACTGTAGGATATAGTGGAACACTTACCGAAGCAGTAACACAAGCTAATTCAAGAAATACATCATATGCTTCAACATATTGGCCTTGGTTAAGAATACAAGATCCAGAAAATGGAAAAAGAGTTTGGGTTCCAGCATCAGTACTTATTGGAGGTGTGTATGCTTTTAATGATAAAGTAGGTAATCCTTGGACGGCACCAGCAGGTATTCGTAGAGGTGGTTTATCAACAGTGATTAGAGCTAAAAATAAATTATCAGCTACTAATAAGGAATTATTATATTCAAATAACATCAATCCAATTAACACATTCCCAAAATCTGGAGTAGTAGTATTTGGGCAGAAAACTTTACAAAAAGAAGCATCTGCTCTTGATAGAGTAAATGTTAGAAGATTGCTTATAGATTTGAAATCTTATATTGGTCAATTTGCTGATAATTTAGTATTTGAACAAAATGCAACAGCTACAAGAAATAACTTTTTAGCACAAGTAAACCCATTCTTAGAGTCAATTCAACAGAAAAATGGATTATATGCATTTAGAGTAATAATGGATGAATCCAACAACACTCCAGATGTAATCGATAGAAATCAATTAGTAGGTCAAATTTACATTCAACCAACTAGAACAGCAGAGTTTATAAGTTTAGATTTCATCTTACAACCAACAGGAGCAGAGTTCCCTTCATAAAAAACAAATAACTCAAATATTTATAATAAAACATTAAAAAATTAAAATAAAATGGCAATATTAGATCCTAACGAAATATTTTTTACAGCATTTGAACCAAAACAGAAGAATAGGTTTATTATGTATATAGATGGTATTCCTTCTTATATGGTAAAAGGAATGGGTGCCGTAAGTGTAACTCAAGGAGCAGTTGAATTAAATCACATCAACGTACAAAGATTTGTTAAGGGTAAAACCAAATGGGATGCCATTTCACTTACATTATTTGATCCTATTACACCATCAGGTGCTCAAGCCGTAATGGAATGGGTACGTCTACATCACGAATCTGTAACAGGTAGAGATGGGTATTCTGATTTTTATAAAAAAGATCTAACATTTAATGTTGTAGGTCCTGTAGGAGATATAGTATCTGAATGGATAGTTAAAGGAGCTCTAATCACAGCAGCAACATTTGGAGATTATAATTGGGATGAAGAAGGAGCACAAGAAATTGCATTAACAATCCAACCAGATTACTGTGTATTAAACTTCTAATAAAAGAAAAATTAAAGAAAATTAAGAAAAGCTTGCCCATACAGGGTAAGCTTTTTATATTCCAATATATTTATATAGGACAAATAAGTTATACTAAATAAAAATTATGAGCAAATTTACTCTCCCAACTGAGACAATTGAATTACCTTCCAAAGGTTTACTTTATCCTGAAGGTTCTGAATTAGCAAAGGGTACTATTGAAATGAAGTACATGACTGCTAGAGAAGAAGATATCTTAACTAACCAATCTTACATTAAAAATGGTACAGTTTTAGATAAAATAATGAAATCCTTAATTATATCAAAAATTAACTATGATGAGCTGTTAATAGGAGATAAAAATGCTATCATGGTAGCCGCTCGTGTTTTAGGGTATGGAAAAGATTACACGTTTAATTATGAGGATGAATCTCATACTGTAGATTTATCAACAATTGAAAATAAACCATTAAATGAAGAGCTCTTTAAGGACAAAATCAACGAGTTCCCCTTCACATTGCCCAGCTCCGAGAATGTTGTTACTTTTCGTTTACTCACACATAAAGATGAAAACGCAATTTCACGAGAATTAGAAGGACTTAAAAAGATAAATAAGGATTCATCCCCAGAACTCACCACACGGTTAAAACGGCTTATTACCTCTGTAAATGGAGAACGAGAAAGAGTAGATATAAACGATTTTGTAGATAATTATCTTCTAGCTAAGGATTCAAGAGCTTTAAGAGAACATATTAAAGACTTTCAACCCGACGTTGATTTAACTTTTTTTCCCGAAAGTGGAGATAGAGTCAATATCCCAATTGGGGTTAGCTTTTTTTGGCCTGACGCCTGATACCATCCCACAAACTCGCTCTGCTATATTTACCCAAATTCATGAGATAGTATTTCATGGTAGGGGAGGATATGATTGGGAAACTATATATAACATGCCCATATGGCTCCGTCGTTTTACTTTTAATAGAATTAACTCCTTCCATAAGGAAGAAACTAGCCAAATAGAAAATGCACAAAATGGTGGAAAATCTAAAAGCCTTATAGATCCTTCAGGTAAAGTAAACACCCCAGCCTTTGCTAAAAATTCAACAAAACAACCTACCCCAATACGTTATAAATAATTCCATAAAATTTAGATATTTATAACAAAATACCATAAATGGCTGATAATAACCAAAATCTAAATAAAATAAAAAAAAGTCTTGAGGAAATCAAGAGGAATTACGCAGATATTGGAAAAGAAAACCCATTTGAGGGTATAGAAGCGGCTAGCGCTAACTCAAGAGAGGTAAACAAAGAACTAAAAAACTCTAGAGACTTATTAAAAGGGATAAATGAAGATGCTGATGAGTTAACATCATCCTTTAAAGCTATATTGGAAGAGGTTAGTAATACTAATAAAGCTTACTCTTCTTCTAATAAGTCCCTTAACTCCTTAACTTCAATAGCTGCTAAATTAAGAGACCACCAAACTGGCATCTCTAGACTATCAGCTAAAGAGTTATCAACCCTCCAATCTAAATCAAAATCCAATTCAAAAGCCTTAGAGGACAATAAAAAAATTCTTGAAACCAAAAGACAGCATACTGCCCTTCTCCCAAAAGAGGCAGCAATGTTGGTTTCTATTAATGGTTTATTGGGTGAACAAGAATCTTCTTTAAATGGTCTTAATGGTAGTTTAGAGGAAGAGGCAAAAAATACTAAAAAAATAGAGAGATCAACAGGCTTAATGGGAGCTACTCTTAAAGGTATAAGTAAAATACCACTCCTTGGGGATGCTGTTGATGCTAATGACGCTGTAGGAGCGATGGAGGAGCACCTCCACAATAGTGGTACAAAAATTGGAGCTTTAGGAGTAGGGTTAAAAAATATAGGTGGTCAACTCGGAGCTGGAATATTAAATCCTGCAAACTTATTAGTAGGGGCTTTTTCTTTTATGGTTAGTACTATTAAAGACTTAGATGCTGGAGCTGGTAATTTTGCTAAAACCATGAATGTAACATATGGTGAAGCTCTAAAAACGAAGGGAGAAATGTTACAATTAGCGCAAGCCGGTGGAGATGCTGCTATTAATAGTGAAAGACTACTAGAATCACTATCAGCAGTTGGTGAATCTTTAGGAACCAATGCTAAATTAAATGAAGGTGATTTAAAGACTATGACTGAAATGGTTAGAAAATCTGGCCTAACCCACGATGAAATAATGGGGATTCAAAAGCTATCTTTAGTAAATGGTAAAACTTTAAAACAAAATACAAAGGAAACATTAGGTAGTGTTAAAGCTTATGCTGCTAAAAACAAATTAGTTGTTAATGAAAAACAAATACTAAAAGAAGTTTCAAAATCCTCAGCAGCAATTCAGGTAAGTTTAGGGATGAGTACATCTGAATTAGCTAGATCAGTTGTCCAAGCTAAAAAGTATGGGTTAAACATGGCACAAACCGAAAAAATGGCGGGGAGTTTGTTAAACTTTGAACAATCTATTGAAAATGAATTAGCAGCTGAGTTAATAACTGGTAAATCTTTAAATCTTGAAAAAGCTAGGGGACTAGCATTAAATAATGATACAGCTGGGGCAGCCGCAGAAATAGCAAAACAAGTTGGATCAGCAGCAGAATTTGGTAAAATGAATAGAATCCAACAAGAAGCAATAGCAGCTGCAGTTGGATTAGGGAGAGAGGAGCTAGCTCAATCTCTTATAGATAAAGAAGCTTTAGCAGCAATAGGAGCAAAAGAAGGAGATACTGCCCTAGAAACATATCAACAAAGATTACAAGCTGGAGAAACAGAAGCGGAGATCAAAAAATCTATGGGAGATGACGCATTAGCTGATATGCTTGATCAACAAAATGCAGCTGAGAAGTTCGCAGACACTATGACAGAATTAAAAGAAATGGTAGTATCTGTATTATTCCCAGTATTTCAACAAATCACAGAAACAATTAGAAACAATATACCTCTAATAAAAACTATGCTTAAAATTGCGACAGCGGTTGCTGTGGCTGCTGGAGTATATAAGGCCACTTTAATAGCAGGTAACATTGCCCAAGGTGTTAGTAATATGCTAAAGAAAAGAGGAGCTAAAGACTCCAAAAAAGAATTAGGAGCTGAAGCTGGAATTGCAGGAATGAAAACTTTTGGAGCAATTCCCGTAGTCGGAATAGGGTTAGGAATTGCAGCCGCCGTAGCTGCAATGTA